CAAATGCCAGTTGTTGGAGAAGTAGTAATGGGAATAGAATTTTTTGGAGAAAGATTTTATATACCGATGAGTATGATAAAAAAGATAGATGGTAAATCAGACTTATTACCTAAACTTAATTATACTCACAAGAACATAAGTGCTACCAACACAATAAAAGATGGTTCAGATGTACAAGGAGTATATTTTAGAGATACCAAGAAAAGGAAAGTTACGCCGAGAGAAGGAGATACTTTAATTCAAGGTAGGTTTGGTAATTATATCAAACTTAGTAGTAATCAAATTAAAGACTTGACAGACGAACTTGATGGCGATGCTTTGGAAGTAGTTAAAGAAACTTTTTTTGATTCACCAAACATTGATATCAATGTAAACAATGCAAGTACAAGTGGTTCAAGAATACTAATGACTACAAGTCAAAGTGTTCAGTATCCAGAACAAGTTGTTGAGTTTGGTAAGAGTATGAAAAAAATCCAACCAGAAGGAGTTGAGTTTGTTACACAAGATTATACTGATGGACAGGTTTACATTGATGCTGAAAGAATTGTTTTTAATGCAAGTAAAGATGATGTTGCAATCTTTGCAAATAAAAGAGTTCACATTAAAGGTGGAAAAGGTGGTGTTCAGATTTCTAATGCTAAAGGAGCAGTTTCTATTAAAGCAAAAGAAGTTGTGGAAGATTTTAAAAACGGAAAAAAATTACAAATAAATAAAGACCTAACAAAGGGAGATGTAATATTAGCACCAGACAATATGCAAGAAATGGGAGCGGTTCTTGCGAAACAAGTTGAGTGGAATTTAGATTTTATTAAAGTTCAAGTTGGTTCATTAGTTCCAGCTGGTATTCCAGGACTACCGACATTTAAAGTTAATCCAGTATGGTTTAAAAATGTTAAAGACAAAATTAAAAACGCAAAAAGATTATTAGAATTTAATGACTTGGTGTTAAAATTAAAATGGTTAGACAAGTCTAAGTGGAAAACCTACACGATGAAAGAATTAAAAGAAGCGTTTAAACCTATTCCGGGCTTTGGTTCTATTATAGCTGGGTTTTCTTCATTAAAACAACTAAAAGGAAACATAGATAATATTAAAGACCAAATTGACGAAAAGGTAAAAGCATTAGAAGCAATAAAGTCAGGTGAGTTATTAGATGTGGCAAATGTCGTCAATGGTTTAAAAGATGGTTTGGTAGACGGGGCAATAAAAGATTTAGGATTAGAACAGGCACAAGAACTTAGAAACAAAATAGAAGATTTAGAAAAAACAGGACAAACTATAAGTAAATTTACAGGTGGTCGTGGATTAAAGCAACGATTAGATACTTATACTAAACTGGAAGAAGATATACAAATAGCACAAGGTCAACAAGGGTTTGAAGCACTTAGAGATAATCAACAACTTGTAGCTGAACTTCCGTTGTTAATGAAAAGACGAGATGAAGCATCAGAAAAATTAAATGAATATATTTCAAGAGGTTCAGCAGATGGATTTGACCAAAGAGTATCTGAAATTGATATTGAAGTTCAGGCATTTTCAGGTGGTATGGACTTATTAGAAGCTATGGTAGAAGTACAAGATGAAGCAGAAAAAATTGAATCAGTAACAAGTTAGGAGTAACAATGAATAAAGATAAATTAAGAAATATAATTGAATTAGTTGTTCGTAAAGAAGTCAAAAAACAACTGAGTGAGATATTTATTAATGAAGAAAAAGAAATTAAATTAGCAGAAACGATTTCTAAACCTAAACCTAAAAAGGTTGTCAATAAACCTAAAAAACAATATTCAAAAAACCCAGTTTTAAATGAAGTATTGAACAACACCAAACCACTTGGGGCACCATCAGAAATGGACGAATACCCTTCATTAGGTGGTGGAGTATTAGGTAGTGATAATATGGCAGAAGTCTTAGGTTATGGAGATTTAGGTCGTGGACAAAATAAAGAAAAGGCACGAGAAATGGGAGCAGTTCAAACTATTAAGAAAGCTGGGGTTCCAGTAGATAGTGTTCCAGAAGATGTTCAAAATGCATTAACTCGTGATTATTCTGGTTTGATGAAAGCTATTAATAAAAAGAAATCAGGCGAAGATGGATTTAGACCATAATGGCAAGCGTAAGAGAAATAAATAATAACGAAGATATTAAAGTAGGAATTAGATTTCCATTAGGAAGAAGTCCACAAGGATTTTTTAATTCTACTGATACTGTATTGGAACAAGCAAAGTCTAACATTAGAAATTTATTATTAACAAGTCCAGGTGAAAGGGTTATGCAACCTGAATTTGGTTCATCACTTAAACAACAAGTGTTTGAAAATATAAGTAATATATCGGTTGACGGAATTGAAACATCAATACGAGATGCTATCGGAAGACAATTACCTTATGTTATCATTAATGAGATTGCAATAGATGCGAAACCAGATGACAATATGATTAACATATCAATTGAATTTTCAGTAACACTAAATCCAGATGTGTTTGATACACTAACATTTAATTTTAATATTGGAGATAACTAATGCCAACACCAAATCCAAGAGATATAGATTACGGAACAAATAAGAAAGTAGTTAAAAAAGAAATTAACTATCTTGGTAGAGACTTTCGTGATATAAGAGAAAACCTAATAGAGTTTGCGAAATCTTATTTCCCAAATACTTACAACGACTTTAATGAAGCATCACCAGGTATGATGTTTGTTGAAATGGCAGCGTATGTTGGAGATGTTCTAAATTATTATGTTGATAATCAATTTAGAGAAACACTTTTAAACCAAGCGGAAGAAAGAAAAAACATTTATGAGATTGCACAATCTTATGGATATAAACCTAAGTTGGCAGCACCTTCTACCGTAGAATTGACTTTTGCGATTGATGTTCCAGCAAGTGGTAGTGGAACCGGTGCAAGTTATACAGCTTCAGCTGATATGAATTACGCTTCCATTATTCAAGCAGGTTCAACGGTAAAATCATCAAATGGAACTGAGTTTACTTTGTTAGATGATGTAAACTTTAAAACATCAAGTTCATTAGATGAGTTAGAATCTATACCACTAACACCAACATCAGGAAATGTTCCAACTTCATACAGATTATTTAAAAAAGGTTTAGCAAAATCAGGAACAACCATAACAGAAACATTTACATTTGGTTCAGCGGTTAAGTTTGACAAGATAACATTAGATAAAGAAAAAGTTACAGAAATAGTTTCCATTACTGATTCAGACGGAAACACTTGGTACGAAGTTCCTTTCTTGGCACAAGATACAGTTTTTGAAACACAAGAAAACACAACTTTAAATGACCCAAGTTTATCACAATATCAAAATGAATCACCTTACTTATTAAAACTTATCAAGACATCAAGAAGATTTAACACAAGAGTAAATGATAAAAACAAAACTGAAATAAGATTTGGTTCTGGTGTTAGTGATAATGCAGACGAAGAAATAATTCCAAATCCAGATAATGTGGGTTCAGCATTAGGTGGTGGTGTTTCAAGATTAGATGAAAGTTTTGACCCAAGTAATTTTATGAAAACTCAAACATTTGGATTAGCACCTGCCAATACAACTTTAACAATTACTTATCGTTATGGTGGTTCAGTAGAACATAATGTTCCAGTAAATACCATTACTTCATTTAGTAAATTATTATTCAATAATTCAACAGCCGGTATAGATGCTTCTTTACAACAAAGTGTAAAAGATAGTGTATTGGTTACTAATTTAGAAAGAGCAACGGGTGGAGCAAGTCAAGAAACTTTATCCGATATTAAATTAAATGCAGCAGCTTACTTTAATGCACAAAATCGTGCCGTAACAAAAGAAGACTATATAACTCGTGTTTATTCTTTACCACAAAAATATGGTAATGTTGCAAAAGCTTATGTTGTTCAAGATGAACAATTAGAACAAAACGGACAATTAGAAGTTATTAACGGAGAAGTAAAACGAATTGGTAATATAGATACAATTCCTAATCCATTAGCATTAAATATGTATATGTTGGGTTATACTTCTGATAGAAAACTTACTCAACTAAATGAAGCAGTAAAACAAAATGTTAAAACATACCTTTCTCAATATAGAATTTTAACAGATGCTATCAACATTAAAGATGCTTATATTATTAATGTTGGAGTAAGATTTAGTATTATTGTTCGTAGAGGATTTAACAAAAACGAAGTATTGTTTAGAGCAATACAAGCGGTTAAAAAACATTTTGAAATTAAAAAGTGGCAAATCAATCAACCAATAGTGTTGAACGATATTGCTTATGTTATCTCTTTGGTTGATGGAGTAATCTCAGTCGTTCCACCACAAGACAACAATCCAAATAAAAATATTGTTGTGATTGAAAATAAACATAAAGTATCAGAAAGTTATAGTGGAAATATATACGATATGGATGCGGCTATAAGAGACGGAATTGTTTATCCTTCATTGGACCCGAGTATATTTGAATTAAAATTCCCTAATATAGATATTGAGGGAAGAGTAGTGGGAGATAGATAATGCATTATTTTGAATTTGGAAAAAGAGACGCAACAATTTATTCAGGTGGAACAACATCATCAGTTAATACAGGATTAGATGAAATATTAGAAATAGTAAAAGATGTTAACTCTAATGGAACGGTTGGTAATGTATCCAGAATATTAATTGACTTTGACTATACTGATATATCTCAATCTATTGTAGACGGAATAATTCCTTCCACCGCAAACTTTTATTTAAATCTATATGACGCAACATCAGAAGAAGTTGAAGCAGAACAATATGTTTATGCTTATATGGTTAGTGGTAGTGCTTGGAAACAAGGAACAGGAAAACTTGACCACGACCCCGTAACAGATGACGGAGCAAGTTGGAGATATCGTGATGAAGAAAACTCAACACCTTGGGTAACGGGTTCAGTATTGACTGACGGAGGT